TGGGAGAAAACAGTATAGTGTGGGAGTATCTCGGAGATAGTTACCATCCGGGGTTAAATCGAATAACTTATGAAGAGGTTATAAATGATACAAGACCTATACAAACAAAAAAGGTCCTTGGAGTTGAAGTGGCAACAGGAGCATCTAGATAATAATAGATATACTCTTGAGATGGTCAAGATTGACGATAAAGTTAAAAGAGTCATTACTGACATCAAGCTTGAAGAAGCTAGAATTGCTCACTTACAGAACAACGTAGAAGGTTCTGCTCCACAAGTTTCTGTAGCTACTTAGACAAAAGCTACATCGCTGAAATCGCACTTTTACTGTAGGATCTCTTGCACTCTATTCAAAAATAAGATATAAATACCACACTATACATAAATTAATATTCTGCATAGACGCAGTATAGTCGACGGCCTAGAGACTATGTAGAATTTAACTAGGAGAATATATCATGGCAAATACTAACTTTTCCGGCCCAATATCAGCTGGAAACATAAGAAACACTACAGGAACAACACTTGGTGATAACGTAAAAAACACAGGTCAAGTTGTAATGTCTCAATCAATAATGATTGACACTGCAATTGCAGCCGGAGCAACTACATTTAATGTAGGTGTAATACCAAGAAACTCACAATTACTTACAGCTACAATAAGAACTTCAGTAGTTAATAATAATGTTACTTCATGTACTATATCAATGGGTAAAACAGGAAGTGTTGCATACTTTTTAGCTGCTCAAGATGGTCAAGCTTTAGCAGAGTACTCTACTTTAGCAACTGGATCTTTTGATGAAGCTGATAGATTTGATTCTGATACTCAAATTATAGCTACAGTAACTACAGTAGGCGCAGTTGCGGGTGCTCCGACAGGACAAACCACTGTTACATTTACATATTTACAAGCTACTAATTTAAGAGACGCTACAGCAGCGTGGTTTAATAAATAATTAAGTGTGGGCTTAGGCCCACACACAATTTTAAAAGGAGAAAAATTATGGCAGGCGGCGGATCATTTTCAAGCGACCAAACAACCCTTAACTTTGCAACAATAGGTGCAGATACTTTATCTAGAGCAGGTAGAGCTAGAATTACTTCTATCCAAGGATTAGGAATAGCAGCTTCTACTTTACTTATTTACGATGCAGCAACTCCGGGAGCAGCAGCAGCACCTAATTTAAAAGCTACTTATAAATTTGGAACAGAAGGACTAGCAGTTTATGTTCCAGGTGCAGGAATTTTATTTAAAGATGGAATTGTATTTAATTTAGTTGGAGCAGGCGGAAGCGTTACAGTAACAATTACAGGAGCGTAGTATTTTAAATGGCTAACACTACTTCTGGTACAGCTACTTTTGGAAAAACTTTTGCAATAGATGATATTGTTGAAGAGTCTTATGAAAGAATAGGCATAAGAGGAGTTGCTGGTTACCAGTTAAAAACTGCAAGAAGGTCTTTAAACATTCTTTTTCAAGAATGGGCTAATAGAGGTATACACCTTTGGGAGATAGCTGATGGATACTTGACACTAGTTGCAGGAACCAATGAATACATTGGTTACCGTTCAGCAGCAGATGGTACTTCAACTTTATTGAATAATGCAGGTGCAGCTTTGTATGGAACAGATGATATATTTGAAGCTTCATATAGAAGTAGTGCAGGTACAGCGAGTCAGTCTGATAGCCCTCTGACAAAAATATCTAGATCAACTTATTCAGCTCTTTCAAATAAACTAGCACAAGGACAACCTTCTCAATACTGGGTTCAAAGATTTATTGATAGGGTTACAATAACTTTATACACAACTCCCAGTGCAAGTGAAGCAGGAGACAGGATTCAATTTTATTATATGAGTAGAATAGATGATGCCGGTTCTTATACTAATTCAGCAGATGTTCCTTATTTTTATATACCTTGTATGTGTGCAGGTTTAGCTTATTATTTAAGTTTAAAATATTCTCCAGAGAGAACACAAAATTTAAAAATGTTATATGAAGATGAGTTACTTAGAGCAGAAGCAGCAGATGGTTCAAGTAATAGTACTTTCATTACACCTAAAACATATTATTCAGGTAGTTAATTATGGCTCGATTTGCACAAGGAAAATACGCATTAGCAATATCAGACATTAGTGGCCAAGCATTTCCCTGGAATGAAATGGTTACTCAATGGAATGGTTTGTTTGTACATTTTTCAGAATTTGAATCCAAACAACCACAACTAGATCCAAAACCTAGTCATGCTGATCCAACTGCTTTACCTACTACACGACCTCAACAAGCATCCCCAAATAGTTTAAGATTTTTAAGTTTTAATCCAATTACAAGTTTTGCTGCTGGTAATTCTGTTATAAATGTTTTTGAACAAAATCATGGAAGACAACATGGTAGTTATGTAAGATTTAGAGGACCACCAGGAATAGCAGGTGCATTTAATAACATAGCTGCAATTGATGGAATTAGTGGAGCTCAAATTTGTGACGCTTTGGGATTTACAATTACTCCTGGAATTAATACTAATACTACAACTACATTAGTTTCAAATATAGATGCTACTCAAACAACTGGGATAACTTTAACAAGTAGTACCAACTTTGAAGTAAACAGTCCAAGAACTCCAGGAAGTGTAGATTTTTTTTCAGGTGGAACACCTATAAATGCAGTTATTATTGCGGCTGAATTAATAGCTTATACTGGTATTACTAATAATGTATTAGACGGAGTTGTAAGAGGATCTTTTTCTTCTACAGCTACAACACATACTGCAGGAGATACTCTTAAGTGTTTGCAAGATCCTTTAAATAATTATAATACAAATACTTCGGATCAAGGTGGGACTGATACAGCAATTTCTGGACAAACTCGTGGAGGAGGTTATAATACATCTTCAGGACCCGTAACGTTAAAAACAATAGGACCACAGTAATATGACATATACTTTAGCAGAATTAGAAACAGATATTAAAGGCTACACAGAAGTAAATTCTAATGTTTTTACCACACCTATTTTAAATAGATTTATTAAAAATGCTGAATCTAAAATATATAGATCTGTAGACGCTGATCTAGAAAGAAATTATGCTACTTCCAACCTTATAATTGGAAATAGATATGTAACTATCCCAACTGATTTAAGAAACATTAGGTATGTTCAACTTACGGATTCTTCAGGAAATCAAATTTATTTAGATCAAAGAGATCCTAGTTATATGGCTGAATACTACAAAACCCCTTCTACTCAATCTACTGATATACCTAAATATTATGGGAATTGGGATGAAAATTACTGGGTAGTAGCACCTACACCCAATCAAACTTATGCTATTACACTAGCCTATAATAAAGAACCAACAAGTTTGACCAATACTACAGCCCCAATAGGAGCTCCAGCAGCTTTAAACGGAACGTATTTATCAAATAAATACCCCGATTTAATTTTATATGCATCTCTAGTAAATGCATATGGTTACTTGAAAGGTCCGACAGATATGATACAATACTATCAAGGGCAATATAAAGAAGCACTTGAAACGTATGCGATTGAACAAGAAGGTCGTAGACGCAGAAACGAATATAACGATGGTGTTATTCGTATTCCTTTAAAATCTGAATCACCGTCAAGTTATTAAATTTAGGAGATAAAAAAATATGGCAAATATAATACCGTTTTCATTTAGAGGTGCTCTCTTTTCAGCGCAACATGATTTCGCTAATGCAGGAAATACTTTTAATCTATCTTTGTATGTAACTAATCCATACTCAACTGCAAGTACAGTATACTTAGCAGGAACAGGTAATGGTGAAGTAAATACATCAGGTGGTACTAACTATGTTGTTAAAACTTTAGGTAGCCAAGCAGTTGCAAGTACAACAGCCGTTGCTTCAGTAGACTTTGCAAACGTGACTTGGAGTTCTGCTACATTCACTGCATCATTTGCAGCGATTTACAATAACTCAACAGTTGATGGTACACAAAACAGATTAGTAGTAGTTTTAGATTTTGGCGGAGCGAAGACAGCAACGAATGGTGATTTCACTATTGCGTTTCCTGATGCAGCTACACCAGCTAATGCTATCATAAG